ACACGGTTTCGCGTAGCCTAGCCCCGAAGGGGCGTACAGTTACAGACCTAAAACGCTCCTTCAAAAAAAGCTTTAATAAATCCTTGCTACATAAAGAGTTATCAAAATGTTGTCTTTTTGAGGCAACAAATTTTGATACAACAGCCGAGTAGTGCGGTTGACCAAAATGGCATTTGGTTCTTCGTGGTGGAAGAACTTATTTGCGCCTCCCCGGATAACACTACTGTCCGGCGGAGGCTTTTTAATTGGGATGCAAGGGGCTGATGGGAACCGGTCTGCTCTTTGGTCATTGTAGACCTCCTCCTTGTAAGGAGGGCGCGGTTCGCCCGCATTTTAAGAGGGAGAAGAATGATGGAAATAATTTTATTGGTTCTATGTATTTTTGTGATCATCTGGGCGGTACTTATGTTTTTAAAACATTTTCATGAGAAAAGGGATAAAGGATTTCCGTATTCACGGAACAGGAAACGTTCGGGAAACCCAAATTAAGAATCCGGCGCGGAGCCGGGCGCCGGGCCAGCGGAAACGTTGAAACAACCGGGGCACGTCCAGTCGGAATATAAACGGTTAAGAAGCGCGCGTCATCAAGATGCTTCTAAAAAAGTTTGATGATGACAGCCGGGAAAGACCGGCGACAAGGATCAATTTGGAATGCGGCGGTTAACCATTTCCCCTTTACGCCGCGATGCGGTTCGATTCCGCTCTGATCCGTATTTCATTATATAGAGGAGGGTGTATGTACATAGAAAAAGAAACTGAAAAAGCCTTTTTGATTAACAAGGACGGGATAAGTTTTTGGATAAGGCTTAATTGGCTTAGAGGCAATTCAGTTTCCGGTTGGGATTTAACGCCCGCCGGATGGAAGGCTTACCACATAGCAGCTCGGGAGAAGGCGAAACATTTGTATTTTGACGCACTTAAAGAATTTGAATTTGTGCGGGACACGGAAAAAGCTGTGCTGTTGAGGTGCGTTGTAATGCAACCTGACGGAACAAAAACGAATACGGAATTTTGGCTTCCCAAGTCGATGACGGGCAACTGGAAGTTTGTACAGACCAAAATAAAAGAGATAGAAGGCGGATTTCCGTTTAAGGGGACTTATGTTGTGTGGAGCGGCGCGGAAGGAAGGGAGAGCAAGGGATGAAATACTACTGTAAAAACTGCGGGACAATGGTTGTTGTTGATATTAACGGAGATTATGGTAAACACGGCATGGCTTGTCCGTTTAATTATTCTCATGGAGAAATGGAACCGTTACCCGACTATGAAACCCCGGCGCAGTACAAAGAGCGAACCGGCAAGCCATATCCTGATGACGGGTTGGTGTTTTACAGGCATGTTTTTGACTGCGTAGGATCCGGTGATTGGTTTACAGACACATACGCGCATGCTGTTGGTTGGTGCATAGATGAGGGGATTGACGAAATTGTGGTAGCCGATCCGCCTTTCCCGCTGCCGAGAGGATGGAGACCGGAACATGATTGACATAATAAAAGATCTGTTAAAGCCGCCGTTTTTTAGTGATAACAAAGACATTGTTAATTGCGAAGAGCGCCTAATTGCAGAAATTAATTACGACACGGAGTTTTATGTTATTGCAAAATGGATAGCCGCCGCCATGAACGAAAAATGGGAGCGCGATTTCGGCGAGCCGTTGCGATGGAAAGTAATCTGTGATCCTTTTACCGAATTCGTCTGCCCAAAATGCGGAGACGTAAAGCCTACACCTTATTCTTACTGCTCTCATTGCGGACAGAGACTGGAGAAACCCGAATGAGGCAGAAGGAAACAAAAATAAAGTATTTACCTGATCATAATCCGGGAAGTGCAAAAGGGCAAAGAAAAAGAAGTTTCACGGTTGAAAACGATGTATTTAAGGACAAGGCGGAATTTGATAAGTTTTTAAAATTTTGTGATTTATCAAACCCTCATCTTAATAAAGATTGGGCAAGATACAAAATTACAGTTGACGGCGATCAGGCGCCGGAAAAAAACAGGAGGAAGAAAATGGTAAAGACGGTTGAGTTGAAGAAAATTGCAGAAGACGACAACAGGAAGTACACGAAGGATGAGGGCTTTGAGCAGCTTGTGAGAAGCATTAAAGAGCACGGGATTATCGAGCCGCCGGTACTGCGCATGGGGCCAGACGGCAATTACCGCTTGTTGGCAGGCCGGCGCAGGATCGCGGCGGCGCGGAAGCTAAAGTTATCCGAGGTTGACTGCGTAATACGCTACGAGGATGATTCGACCGACGAGGAAATCGCGTTATCTGAAAACGTGAACCGGCTTGAGATGCACCCGCTTGACGAGGCGGCGCTGTTCGGGCGGATGGCGGAGAGCGGAAAGAGCGTTGAGGAAATCGCGAAATATTACGCGCGCAGCCCTTCGGCGATATACAAGCGGCTGCGGTTGAATTCGCTTATCGAGGAACTGAAAGGGATGTTCCGGGACGGCGGGCTTAACATCACCGGTGCGGCGGTACTGGCGGAGCTGCCGGAAGAAGACCAGAAAGATTTTTATAATACATCAGGCAAAAAATTTTATAATTTATACGGCGGTGAAAACATCGGGGAAGTTGACGAAGAAATTAAAGCCGTTGAAATAAATAATATACATAATTTTATATACAAAAAGCAGAAGAACGTGATAGAGGAAAGCATGAAGAGCTTCTGCGAAGGTTGCAAGAAACGGACGCACAACGAAGACAACGCGCTGTTTGAAGACGTTGAATTATTTAGCGACGTTTGTCTTGACGGAGACTGTTACCGCGCAAAGCAGCTTGCGTTGATAAACACGGCGCTGACGGCCGCGGCGGTTCAGATGGAAGAAGCCGGTTTAAAGACGGATGACAAGGTATTTTTCGTAGGCGGCGCGCCGGAGAGGATATACAAGAACGCAACTAAAGCAAGGTTTGAGGTTGACAAGGAGCCGGTTGAATTCGAGGTGTTACGCGATACCAAATACGACCGCACCGGTACAACCAACAGGAAGAAGGACGTTTGCTGGCTTATACACACCGACGGATCAGGTAATATCAACGTGGAGCGAATAGGGTACAAGGAAAGACCGCCGAAGGAAAAACCCTCGGAAGTTGAGACCGGCTCCGGGAAAAATAAAAGCGATGCTAAAAAAGAAATCGATAAGTACGGCGGGCGCGGAGTGTTGGAAGCGGTGGCGAAGGAAATGCAAAAGCCGTCCGCGGCGGAACTGGTAAAGGAGTTAAAAATCAAAGGTAAAATAGAATATTATAGTTTTGAACATAAAATATCAGCATTGGTTTTTGAGCGGCTCGCGGCGAAGCGGATAGAAAAAGAAACTGCGGAGATAAATTATTTAGAATTGTTTTTGGAATATCTTGATGACAATTTCGGCTTTGGCGGAGAAGGATCGTTTATTGAAAAAGATTTTTCTGACAGGCAGAAAAAAATGCTAAACAAGCTGTTTGGAAACAGATCGTTAAAAAGCGTATGGTCGGAATTTGACGACGACGCGCGGGCATTAATTCATTTTTTACTATATTCGTTTTTATTAACCAGTGAATTGCCCAATCTTGACGAAGTGAAGGACAAAAAAAAGAATAATTTTGACCTTAATTTCGGCTTAATCTGGAAATATATGGGAATGAGCGATGAAGAATACGAAGCGCTGTACTTACAGGCGGCGAAGGACGTCGCGGCGGAGGCGTTGAAGCCGAAGGGCGGGAAGAAAAAGGCGGAAGTTGTAAAGAAAAAGACTTCGGCGGTTGAAAACAGCGCGGATGAGGACGACGATGAACAAGAGCCGTTTTAAGCGGAAGCGGCTTGCGAAGAAAGACCGTATAGCCCTTGAGGCGCGGTTAATCGGGCGGGTGCTTATGGACGCGAATTACGAAGACGTGCGGGAAAAGGTAGCCGGGTACGGGATAAACTGGCGTAGTTTTTACGACAAGCGGCACAGGGCATTGTGGCGCGCGCTTGAGACTTTGAATCTGCCTGATACCGACGGGCGGATGGAAATCATCGAGGCGGAGGCGTACGCGGCTCCCGCAGGTGCGAACCGGATAGACTACGTTGCCGGGGAAGATGCAGTAAGGGGCGAAGCCGGTTCTGCGGCAGCGAAGGCGTTTACGAAAAAACTGATTGAGGAATCGAGCGACGGCGTAATTTGGCTTGGGCGGGAACTTGAGGCCGCAGGCGCTCTTAACAACGTAGGCGGGAAGAAGTACCTGCGCGCGCTTGCGGAAACCGGCGAGGCGGAACCGTTAAGCCCGAAAAGTCTGATAAGCGATTTGTTTGGAGACGGCGGCCGATGACGAGGTATATAAAACATTGCCGGCATGAAGACGCGGCGGTCAAGTGCGAGTACAAGGAATGGATATGGTCTGAAACAAGGGGCAAGGCGGTGAGGCTTTGCTCATACAGCGGCGTATGCGCGGTCATGAAGGGGGGGGAAATTAAAAATGGCAAGGGTGAAGGCGGCGAAAAACTTTTACATTGACAAGGGCCTTAAGACTAAGAGGACGGAAAATGTAAACATCGCGGAAGAGACTGAAAGCGGCCGTCTTGCCGCGGCGATAATAGAGAAGATACCGAAAGATTTTGACATATACGAAGACCACGACATAAACGAAGTGCATTTTGAGCAGGCCGTCGTTGAAAACTGCGGCCGATGGATCCGTTTCTGCCCGCAAGTCGGGTGGCTTGTATACAAAGAGGACGAAGGAAGGTGGACGGAGCGTTACGCGGAGAGCGCGGTTCAGAAAGTTATAACGCATTTCGGGGAGCTGCTGTGGGAGAACGCGAGCGAAGCGAACGGCGGGGAGATGACGTTTGCGAGGCGGATGCTGTCGAGCGCGGGCATTGGCGCGGTGAAATCGATATTGAAGCACGACACCGCGGTAGCGGTCGAGCAGGAAAAGTTTGACGCCGATCCGGACATGCTGAACTGCATGGGGGACGCGTACAATTTGCGCGCGGGGATGTCGCGTCCCGCGGAGCCGGAAGACATGTTCACGAAGAGCACGGCGTGCAAGGCTGCGGAATTAAAAAAGATAAAAGACGGCGGATGGGCGCTTCCGAAGGTGCCGCCGAAGTTTGAAAAGTTTATGGAGAAGATAACGAGCAAGGACGGGTTGAACCGGCCTGATTTGGCTTTTTACATTTTGTCATGGTTCGGGTACTGCCTTACCGGGGACAACGGCGCGAGCTTCTTCGTCAACTTCCACGGCGCGGGGAAGAACGGGAAGTCGGTATTATTGAATCTGATGATGGAGCTGTTCGGGGACTACGCAGCGCCTTTGCCGCAGGACATAGTTATAGAGAACCGGTTTCAGAGCCAGTTTGATTTGGCGGGGCTTCCCGGAATAAGGTTTGGGGCGCTGATAGACGCGCCGGAAGGGCGGCTTAACATGGACGCGTTAAAGCCGATAATATCCGGGGACGTGATAAACGCGAAGAGGAAATATTTAAAAGACTTTGCTTTTAAGCCGGTGTGCAAGATAGCGGTCGGGAGCAATCCGAAGCTGAAGCTTAAGGACACGGGGATGGCGGTAAGGCGGCGCGTCAGAATGATACCGTTTGACTACACCGTACCCGACAACGAGATGATAACAAACCTTCACAAGAAAATACTGAAAGAGGAAAAAGCGCAGATACTGTCGCTTCTGATATATTTGGCGAATGAATATTACAGAAGAGGGGAAGGACCGAAAGCCTTTCCGTTATGCGAAACTGTCGACAAGGCGAGCGAAGAGTATATCAAGAGCGAAGATTTTGTAGGCAGGTGGAAAGAAGAGCGAACCGAGGCGGCGCCCGGGAACGCGGAGACCGCGGCGGATTTGTACGAGGACTTCAAGAAGTGGGCGGAGAAAGAAGGAACGCGCAAGGTTATGAGCAAAAACAGTTTCGGGGAACATCTTGGTGTGATACTGAAGAAGAAGCGCACGAGCGGGGACACGTTATACCTTGACATAAAACTGAAGTACAAGCAGAGCCCGTTGCCGGACACCGGCGGCGGATAAGCGTCAGCATTGACGGAAAAAACCACTTAAAAGCAATTAAACCTCACGAGACGCAGTGTAATACCTTTGCGGAGAGTATTACATTAATGCGTTTTTTTTGCGCGCGGCCGTCCTCTTCCTTCACGGAGAGGAGAAGAAAAACGGAAATTCGGGTCATAATGACGCGAAAAAGTGTAACAGTGTAATACCGGTGTAACACCTGTTTTTGGGGTATTACACTAAATAACTCTTTATTACATAAGGATTTATTCCTTTCAGTGTAACAGTGTAGAAGAAATACACAGAAGATATTTAATATAAATTTTAATAAAGGGAAATTTATAAAAACTTTTTACGCGCACAGTATTACATTTCCGCGGGAAGCTTCGGCAAGCCGCGGTAAAAAAAAGCAAATATTTTCAAAAAAAATGTTGACAACATTCATAAAATGAATAAATAATAAATTACCACGAAGAAACAAATGCCTCGAAACCGAGACGGGAGGGGTATTCTCTGTGGACGCGGACATAAAGCAGCAGGATTTATTTCCGAAAGAAGCGCCGACGTGGCAGGCCGGGTTAACCGGGAGACGGCGTCTGTTTGTGGAATACTACTGCAAAGACAGGGGATGTTTTTTAAACGCGACCGCGGCGTACGTCAAGGCGTACGGAAGAAACAAAAAGCTGTCAGATTCGTCTATACAATCCAATTCATCGCGCATGATGCGCGATCCCAAGATAAAGAATTCCATCGCGCGGCTGTTGCGCTCAAACCAAGACGAAGAAGATCAGATAACGGAATATCAGGTACTCGATTTATTGAAGACGCTCGCTTTTTATGATCCCAAAGAAATAATAGACAAGGACGGAAACCTCAAAGGAAGCCTTGAAGACATGGGCGTGCTCTCTCTTTGCGTCGCGGGGATAAAGAAGAGCCGTCATGGCAAAGAGATAAAGCTTTTTGAAAGGACGAAGGCGCTTGCGATGCTGTGCAACTATCTTAACATAACGCGCCCGAAAGAGAGGACGACGGTAGTCAACCCCGTCGTATTGCTTACGGATAAGGAAATTGAAGAACTGGGCGGGGAAGAGCCCAAGACGGAGCATGAGACAGAGAACGCGCAAGACGCGGAATACGAACTGGTGGAGGCGTAAAAAACGTTAAAAAAATGACAGGTTTTGATCAGAAAATTGCAAATGAAAAAACCGAACGCAAACGTTTGGATCAGCTTTACGCAAAAAACAGGATCGCGTACAACGTCATCTGGAAGCCGCACAAAAAACAGGCGCTTGCGTTAAGGTTATCCGCGTTCGAGCTGTTGTTCGGCGGAGCCGCGGGCGGGGGCAAGAGCGATTTTCTGTTAATGGACTTCTACGCGGGCGTGAACAAATACGCGAAAAACTGGAGAGGGATATTGTTCCGCAGGACGTACGCGGAACTTGAGGAGCTGTTAAAAAGGGCTCATGAAATATACGTGCAGCTTGGGGGAAAGTTTACCGACAAGAACAAGACGTTCACTTTCCCGAACGGAGCGTTTATAAAATTCCGTTACCTGGAACATGACAAGGACGTCTTGAATTACCAAGGGCACCAGTACACGTGGATAGGGTTTGACGAGCTGGGGAACTACCCCACCGACTTTGCCTGGCGGTACATGATAACGCGTTGCCGGTCCGCCGCGGGCGTGCCGTGCTATATGCGCGGTACGGCGAATCCCGGCGGCGTAGGCCATGCGTGGATAAAAGCGCGTTTTATTGACAACTTTGAGCCGTTCAAGACGCACAGGACGGTCGAATCTTCCGGCTTCCCGATAACGCGGTGCTTTATACCGTCGCAGCTTGAGGACAATCCCGCGCTTATGGAGAACGATCCGGACTACGGAAACCGTTTAAAACTTCTGCCGCAGCACTTGTACAGGGCGTTAAGGAACGGGGACTGGGACGTGTTTGCCGGTCAGGTGTTCAGCGAGTTTCGCAGAGCGCTTCACGTGGTCAAGCCGTTCGCGCTTGAACCGGGAGCGTGGAAGAAGTTTTACTCGTTCGATTGGGGGTACGCAAAGCCGTTCAGCTTGGGCAAGTGGGGTGTGAACGCACAAGGGCGCATGGTGCGTTACGGGGAATGGTACGGATGCACCGCGGACGCGATGGACGTGGGAATAAAGATGGGAAGCGGCGAACTTTCGGCAAAGATTTGGGAGATGGCTTTGCTTGAAGGCGTTACGGAGATGGTCGCGGACAGCGCAATGTGGAACAAGACAGACGACAATCCGAGCATGGCGGAAATATTCGAGGAAGCCGGATTCAAGATGATAAAGGCGGACAAGGACAGGATTAACGGACTTTCGGCGGTACACCAGTATTTAGGGACGAAGGCGGAAGACGGCAGGCCGATGATGTTAATTTTCGACCACTGCGTCGACTTTGTAAGAACCATTCCGGTACTTACGCCCGATCCGTCCAATCCCGAAGACGTAGACACAAAGTTGGAAGATCACATATACGACGAGACGCGTTACGCGGTGATGAGCGACTTCGCGCACAGGCCGCAGGATTGGCTAAGAAAGCAGAACGGAAACTGGAACTTTAAGAGTAAAGGCGACGGATGGGATCCGTTCGCGATGGCGTCGTAGGCGGTACAGGGAGGGGAAATGGGCAAAGACGACAAAGATTTTGTAGACGAGCTTAAAACGCGGTTTGAGTACCTTCGGACGCTTCGGGCGTTACGAGAAGGGGAATGGAAAGAAGTGCAGAAGTACGTGGCTCCTTCGGTTTACGACTGGGACAACCCGAACGAAAGGACGCCCAAGCGCCCGAAGCGGTATACGAGCAGGCCTACCAATTTTCTTAAGACGTTAAGGTCGGGAATCTGCGGGTATTCCATATCCCCGAATATCGCGTGGCAGAAACTCGGGTTTGAGAATTCGGAACATACGGAGAAATACAAGGCGAAAGATTGGCTTGAAGCCGTAGAGAGGACGCTCTACGCCGCGTTTAACCGCAGCAATCTTTACCCGCAGGTGTCGCGGTTTATCGAGAACGCCGCCACTTTCGGACACGGGGTAATGCTCATAGACGAGCAGCTTTCCGACAACAAACTGCGGTTTACCAATATGCCCACGCACGAGACGTATTTGGACATAAACGAGTACGACGAAGTTGACGCGGTTTTCAGGCGTTACAATATGACGCTTAAAAACGCCGCGCAGTTCTTTGGCGAAGACAAGCTGCATGACACGCTTAAAATCGACCTGAAAGACAGAAAAAAATGGAACAACGAGCTGACAATAATTCACGCCGTTTACCGCAGGGAGAACGCGTCAAGCGAATCGAAGTCATCAAAAAACATGCCGTACGCGTCGGTGTTCATAGACGAGAGCCGCGACTTCCTTATCGAGGAAGGCGGGTACGAGGAATTTCCGTTTGCGGTTTTTATCTGGGATCCGGTAAACGGTACGCCTTACGGGGAATCTCCGGCGATACACGCGCTTGACGACATAAAACTGTTGAACATCGTAGACGAGGCGAAAATAAAAATTGTGCAGATGTCCGCGGAACCCGCCCTGAACGTACCCGGAAGCATGAAAGAAAAAATAAACGTTGTGCCGAGGGGATTCAATTATTACGACAAGCCGGACGAGATAATAACTCCGATTAAGACCGGGGAGAACTACCCCATCAGTCTTGACGTGCAGAAGGAAATGGAAAACCGCGTCAAGGACTGGTTCCACGTCGATTTTTTCCTGGCGCTTATGAACGAGCGGCCGTCCAACATAACGGCGACTTACGTCATGGAACTGCAGGGAGAGAAAGCGGCAGTACTTTCCGACTTGGTTGTCAACCTGAACTTCGCGCTTACGAAAATCATACAGCGCAGTTTTAACCTTCTTTGGAAGCAGCGCAGAATACCGGCGCCGCCCGATTCGCTTGAAGGCGAGGGCGCGAAACTGAAAGTTGACTTTATAGGCCCGCTTGCGCAGGCGCAGAAGAAATACCACGAATCGGCGGGTATCGGACAGGGAATAGGCCTTATCGGAGCTGTCGCCAATATGTCGCCCGAAGCGCTTGACATTATCGACTTCGACGAAACGTTAAAAGCCGGGCTTGAAGGCATGGGCTTCCCGCAGATAGCGGTAAGGGAAGAAAAGGACATTGAAGAACGGCGCAAGCAGAGGGCGCAGGCGCAGGCACAAGCCCAACAGCAGGCGCTTGCAATGGAACAGCAAAAACAGCTTATGGGCAATTACAACAAATTAAACGAGCCGGTTAAACCGGGCTCTGCCATCGACGAGATGAACAGACAGATGGCAGATTCGGCACAACAGGGAGGGTTTTACCAATGAAAAAATATCCCGAAGACGCGATGAAGATTTACGGGGAAATCGTCGAACATTCTGCAAGAATTGAGAGGCTTCTGGATTTGTTCCAAAAAGAACAGGAACGTTCGTACAAAAGAATCACGGAGCTTATGAACTCGATGGCGACGGAAGTAACCGAAACCGAAACCGGGATTGGGAGCGTCGGTGTTACCGTACGCGGAGCAAAAACAAAGGCAAAAACAAGAAATGGGAGAAATGAAGAATGAACAGGAGAAAAAGTTTTCTTTTTTGGAAAGACAAGAACCTTACCGCGGAAGAGCAAAACGCGGAATTGGTGGAAACCTGCCGGAGAGTGTTCGGTACGGAAGACGGAAAAATCGTATTGAACATGCTTTTAAGCGACATGTTCCTGTACGAAAACACGCACACGAAAAGGGAACAGGCGCTTAACGAATACGCCAAATTTTTAGTTCGGGAGCGGTTGGGGGTACGCGATACAAAAGGCTTGACCGATTTTATCGCACAGACCGCCGCTGCCGGGGAGGATAAATAATTGGACGAGCAGAACCTTAACGATGAGGGAACGCAAAACGCGGCGGATAACGCCGCTGTCGGTTCGGCGGATGGCGGAACACCGGCGCCCGCTAACGCTGAAAAATCATTGGCAAACGCCTTTGGCGCGGCCGGCGCCGACGGAAAGAAGCCCGCGGACAAACCCGGTTCAGGGGACGCGTCTTCGGGGGGACAACAAACCGGAAGCGAAGTAAAGCTTGCCGCTTGGTGCGAGCAGCTTCCGCCCGAAATGAGGAACAATCCCGATTTTGCGGCGAAGCTTGCGAAGTTCCAAAAGGTAGGCGACATGGCGAAGTCTTATCTTGAATTGGAAAGCAGAACCGCCAACGGCGGAATACCGGGAAAAGAAGCGTCAACCGAGGAGGTTGCTTCTTTCTGGGAAAAAGCCGGAAAGCCCAAGACGGCGGACGGGTACGCTTTCGCCAAAGACAAAGATAACGAAGGGGCGGTATTCGCGGACGCGGCCTTCAAGGCTAACCTTACCGCGGCGCAGGCGGACGCATTGTTCAAAAACTTGAACGAAGCGGGAGCCGCGCGGCTTGCGGCTGCGCAACAGGCGCAGTTGCAGCAGTTGACGGAAACCGATACGGCGCTTAAAGCCGAATACGGCTCAAAGTATCAGGAGAAGATGGAGCTTCTTACGAGGGGATTGGCGGCAGCCGGCCCGAACGTGGGAAGCCTCATACGACAGGCGGGACTGGCAGGCAACCCGGAAATAGTAAAAACCTTTATAGCCTTCGGGGAGATGACCGCGGAAAGCGGCGCCGCGAGGGGTAAAGGCGCGGGAGAATCCTTAAAGTCCGTTATGGACGGGGGTTCTTTCGATTTTAAAGGCATATAGCGGATATAACCGCAAGGAGAAATTTAAATGCCAATGACATTAAACATGACGGATCAGATGACCGCGTTGGAAATCGCAAGACGCGCCAACGCGCCCGATCCGTTCAAAATTATCGAGCTTATGCGCATGACCAACGAAATGTTGATAGACGTTCCGGCTTATGAAGCCAACAACGCCACTATTAACGTTTCGTTGCAACGCGACATAAAACCCATAGGCGAACACAGGATTTACAACAAAGGCGTGGGCAAAGTCGCCACTCAAACCAGTAAGGTCGAAGACCGTATCGCCATATTGTCCGCCTATTCCCAAGTGGACGCGAAAATGATCGACCATTCGGGAAACAAAGCGGCGGCTCTCATGAGCGAAAGCGTAGCCATCATCAAGGGTATGGGGCTTACGCAGGCGGAGACCATAATTTACGGTGACGGGAGCAAGGCTGAAGAATTCGCGGGGCTTATGTCCAGACGCAACAGCTTGAGCGACAAAAACGTCATTAACGCAGGCGGTAAAGGCGGAACAGGCACAGATGCCAACACCCTTACCAGTATCTACCTTGTCGCCGTCGGGCAGGACTTGTTTCACATGATTTACCCGAAAGGTTCAAAGAGCGTAGGCGTAATCAGGGAAGACAGGGGGCTTGTTGACGTTCTTGATGAGGACAAAAGGGAGTACCCGGCGTACAAGAGTTATTTTGAAGCCCAGTACGGGATCACTATAAAAGCGCCGGACGCGGTAAAGCGCATCTGCAATATCCCAAGGGACATCAAGGGCGATGATCTTGTAGACCTCATTATCGAGGCTTCTTACAAGCTGCCGCAGGGCGCGTCCACCTACGCGATGTACTCTAACGTGGACGTGCTTGTCAAACTCGACAAAGCCGCAAGGGACAAGGGAAACGTGGTCTACAACACTACCGATCCTTGGGGCAAGCCGATAGTCTCCGTGCGCGACTTAAGATGCCGCCGCATGGATGTCATTACAAGCACAGAAGAAGAAGTGGCGTAAGGAGGGCGCGGAGAAATATGGCTATAAACTTTTTATACGACGCGCTGAACGACTTTGGCGCTCTGTCGGCTGCGGGCGATTTTCCCAATACGTTCAATATGGGTGAGGCTTCGCTCGAGAAAATGTCGGTTGACCTTAAAGTTCCCAAAGGTACTTTTACCGGAACGGTTACGCTTTCCGTCAAGGGAAGCGACACGGAAAACGGAACGTACTCGACAATCGTCCAAAGCGGTTCAATTACCGCGGAGATGATTTATGACGGTTACGGTCTGCCTGTTCCCAAAACCAAGTACAAGTACCTGAAAGCGGAGCTTTCCGGCGCTTTCACCGGAACGGTTCAGGCTATTGTCAATTCCAATTTGGGATAAGGACGGGTATGACAGATGGAAAATCCGTTTAAAAAATCGGAAGAGGCGAAAGCCGAATCGCAGAAAGGTTACAAGTACCTGTGTAAAGCCAACTGCGTTTTTAACCGAAAGTTCTACCGCATGGGCGATGTCATCACCCTGACGGAGAAACGGGAAGTGCCACACTTCAAATTTGTGGAATAGAGGTGAATATGAAAAATTTGCGAACAAGAGAGGTAACGTTTACCCTTCGGGGAGCTTAACAGCCGCGCTCTAAAGTACAGACCTTAGAGCGCCGTTGGCAGCTTGCCGCGCCGATACATCCGCCGTTGGCGGACAGGCGCGGCTATATTCCTGTACAGGGGGAAATTATGGAACTGGATCAAATATTCGGATCGTCCGCGGGAGCGGGTTCAGGCGACAAAGTTGAAAAGATTATCGCCATTACCGAGCGGATGAACAGAATTGACAGGGCGATAGACAAGATTAAATACGACGACAATTTGCTGGTCGAAGCCCCAGAAGCGATAAAAACGCTCGGAGCGGCAAAAGACGCCGCCATCGCGGAGTTGAAAACTTTATGAACATGGACATCGGCATTATTAACGCCGCCAGATATTCGGCGGGAATTCTGAATGAAGGAAAAGAAGAAGGGAAGGAAAAAGGGATTGGAATGTTATCGGAAGAAGACTATAACAGCGCCGATCCCGCGAAAAAAGAACATTACTTTATTTGCAAGGAATTGTTTTTAAATACTTTCATGACCGCGCTTTCAGAAGTCCCGTGGACTATGGGAAGACGGCGCAAACGGCTTCTTAAAACTACCCTGCCGCACGGCCGTTCGGGGTACAGGTTTACTTACAACCTGCCCTACGACTGCGCGCGTCCGGTTGAGCTGTCGGACAAAGAAGCGTATGTAATTGACGGCAATTTCATCTGTACCGATTCGGTAAGAGCGGAACTGCTGTACGTCTCTAACGGAAAGTTTCTGCCGCAGAATACGCAGTTTGTACCCGTAAGCGTAACAGAGTACGCGGAAGGAAAATTCACGCTTGTTCTGTCTCCCGGACACGTTGACGAAGACGATTTGCCCGCGGACTTTACCGTCTGTGAAAGCATTGGGGTTTTAACGGAGCCGGAAACTCCGGCGGCTTATGAGGATTATCCCGAATACAACGCGCCGCAGTTCGAACCGAAATTTTACGAATATCTTGAAATGATGTTGGCCGCAAAACTTGCGGTCAGAAACACACAGCAGCCGCGGCTGCACGACACGCTCATGCAGAAGGCTATGCTCATAAAGCAGGAAGCCGTCAAGTCTACAAAGAGCATTGCCGCGGATAAAGACAAGCCTAGCCCTTGGTGGTCGGACAGGCTCGGTATTCATTTGGATTTTTAATGGGGGAAGGGATGAGAGTTAACCGAGTATTGGGACGCTATTCTTACGGAGTGTCAGTGTACCTGATGGCGATTCCGCGCATTATTGTTTTAACAGAGCCAAATATACCCATAACAGAAATAAACTCTTCATCAACCCATACATTTACCACATCCAATTTTATTACATCATTGTATTTTTTTTGCGCTTCTATTTGTAAATCTCTATACCCTATACCGCCGAACCAAATAAAACCTAAAACCATGTATCTGGCACCTGCGCAGGATACAGGCCCTAATATTTCATATTTGCCGTCTGCAGGAAAACTTTTGTCATGCGATACGGGGTGGTTAAAAGAAACGCATCCTGAAACAATAAATAAAACTATTATTGGTAAAACAAATATTTTTCTTTTCATTTTATGCCTCCGTTTTATTTATTTTAAATTATTTTTCTTTAACTGTAAAGAAACAAAGAAGGAGAAACTATGGGTTTAATTACCAATTTTTCAAGCGGAGAATTGTCCGCGAATTTGTACGGACGTATTGATTTGCCCCAGTACCACAGCGGAACTGCAAGGCTGGAAAACTGGGATGTAATCCCCACCGGGGGGATTAAACGCAGAAGCGGCATGGAAAGGCTGAAAAAAATGGAAGCCGAAGGAAGACTTATTCCGGTGATAATAAGCCGCAAGGAAGTTTATTTACTGTTGTTTACAAATCAGGAAATTACCGTATACGGAAAAAAGACAGTGGAAGACGAATTAAAATGGGATTGGGATAACCCCGTTAAAATAGATTTCGATATTGCCCCTGAAACCCTTTATACGGACGATGAAATACCAAAAATACAATACGCACAAAACATGAGGATGATTGTTTTCACGCATCAAAACCACCAGCCGCTGCAGATGAATTTTCTTTCTGAATCTTTAATCACATTAAGGATTTTTAATATCAACTTTAATGTTAAACATGTAATTACGGCAGATGACAAGGAAAATATAAAAGTTGCAGTTAATAAAACAGAAGGAGAAGAAGAAACGGATCAATACCTAAAAGATATTGAACGGCCAAGTTCGATTGTATTTTTTAACGGGCGGTTAATTTTTGCTGGATTCAATAATAAAT